AGCCCGAGCCGGAACCGGAGTGACCGTGAGCCGCCTCGAAGCCGCGCTGCTGTCCGTGTCGCTGGTGTGCGCCGCGCTGGCGGTCGTCTGCTACGCGGCGGACGCCTTCCCGCGCCGGCCGCCCGAAGCGCTGCGCCGGGCCTGGCAACGCGAACGGCTGCGGCGGAAGTTTCCGGGCGTGTACGCGCGGTTGAATGGGGAGTCGAGACGGTAAACTTGGTTATGGCTGACGAAGCGAAACCAATGGAGAAATCAAGCAGCGGACACGGTGGTCCGAGGGCTGGGTCTGGACGCAAGCCGAAACTGCTAACCGAGTTGCTGATTTCTCAGGAGACGGCGGCCGACGATATTGCATTCGCCTACGCCCTGTTCCGGGACACGATGAAGGACCAGTCCCAGGATATCGCCTTGCGCCTTGATTGCAGCCGGGAAATCCTCAATCGTCTATGCGGCAAGCCAGCCCAGGCGCTCCAAGTGAGCGGTGCCGACGGCAACGAGTTGCTTGTCGCCCTGAAGTGGGAGGACGGCAGTAGTGTCGAGGCCGATGATCTGAACGGCTCATCTCCTTAAGCACTGTATTAAGTGGTCGATGAATTGCCAACCGTCACGCTAAAGATGCCGCCCCTACACGCGGGGCAAGAGGAGGTCCGCCGCCACCCCGCGAGATTCAAGGTTCTCGCGTGTGGGCGGCGCTAGCTGGGGGAAGACGCGGCTCGGCGCGGCGCTCTGCCTGGAGACGGCGCTCTTGCGCGGCGTGGCATGGTGGGTCGCCCCGAGTTACAAGGTGGCGGCGGTCGGATGGCGACAAATCAAGAAACTGTGCCAGCAAGTTCCAGGGGCGGTCATCAATCAGGTGGACCGCAAGGCGGAGTTGCCCGGCGGCGGCTGGCTTCAGGTGCGTTCGGCTGACGACCCTGATTCGCTTCGTGGAGAGGGATTGAATCGGGTCATCCTCGATGAATGCGCGTTTATCGCGGAGTCGGCGTGGTCCGACGCAATTCGTCCGGCGCTGTCTGACCGCAAGGGGTCGGCATTGCTCATCTCGACGCCGAAAGGCCGCAATTGGTTCTGGCGGCTGTGGACGAAAGGGCAACACGGCGACGATCCTGAATGGATGAGTTGGCAGTTCCCCAGCGTTTCTAACCCGTTTCTCGACCCATCGGAAATCGAAGCGGCCAAGGACGACCTGCCCGAGCGGACGTTCCGCCAGGAATACGAATGCGAGTTCCTTGACGAACATGGTTCAGTCTTCCGCTGCGTCCGCGAGGCGATCGACGCGGGGCGCAAGGACAACGCCGAACCGGAGCCGACGCATCAGTACACGCTGGGCGTTGACCTTGCTCGCGTGGAAGACTTCACGGTCATCGCGGGCATTGACGAGACCGGCCGTCAGGTCTACTTCGAGCGGTTCAACCAGATCAGTTGGGAGCGACAGACGGCGGCGATCGTCGCGGCGGCGGCGCGGTACAAGGCCCGCGTGTTCCTCGATTCGACCGGCGTGGGCGACCCGATCTTCGAGCGGTTGCGTCAGGCGGGCGTCAACGTCTCGCCGTTCCACTTCACCAACCAGTCCAAGGAAGCGCTGATCGACAACCTGGCGCTCAGGATCGAGCGGGGCGAGGCGCGGCTCATGGACGTGCCCGCGCAGACGAACGAACTGCTGGCGTATCAGTACGAGTTGACGCCGAGCCGCAACGTCAGGATGAACGCGCCCGAAGGGATGCACGACGACACGGTGATCGCGCTGGCCCTGGCGTTCTGGGGCCTGCGTGGCCGCGTCCAGTTCTATTGAGGCATTCATGACCCATCACGAGATCGCGGCGAAGATTCGATCCGAGGTCGAGCGCATGTCAGCGGACATGGCGCGGTGGAATATCATGCCGCCGCCGAGCACCGGGCACGTCTGGTTCGTCGAATTGAACAGGCTGGCCGACGAACTCGACGCCTCCGCCGATGAATCCAGCGACGACATCGACAGCGGCGAGCTTGCCGCGTTCATGCGGGACCTGTTCGAGGCCGACGACGACTCGACGGCCGTGGAGATCGCGTTGCGAGAGGGTGAGTCGGAATTCATCGCGCGGGTGGAGAGGGATTGATGAAACCAATTAACGTTGATGCGCTTGACGCCTTTAGCTCGCTCAGCGTCCAGGTCCAGCTTCGCAATCTCTGGCGGGTGCGGCTGGGCTTGTGGCTCCTTTCGCTCGCCGCACGCGTCCTGAGATGTGGCGTGGAAGTGAACGAGGTCGAAATTTCGTCTGGGCCGGCGGAATAAGTGGCACGCCCTTCCTTCTTCGCCCGGCTCGGCTCCACGCTCCGCGCCATGCTGTTTCCCGGCACGGGCGGCACGGGCTGGGGGCCGCTCCGCTGGTTCGCGCCCGGCTCGGTCTACGATTACGAGCGGAACGCGGGAGACCTCTGGCGCAACGCCGCGATCGCCGCGTGCCTCCGCGTCCTCAAGGACAACTTCCCGCAACCCGAGCTTCAGGTCGTGATTCACCACGACGACGGGGCCGCGGAGGTCGTACCCAATCACCCGATCGTCGAACTGTTCAACCGGCCCAACCCCGGATACGACCGCTACAACCTGTGGGCGGCGTTCGTGACCAGCGCGGTCGTGGACGGCAACGCCTACCTGCTGAAGATTCGCGGGGCGAGCCGCAAGCCGGTCGAGTTGTGGTGGGTGCCGCCGTGGGAACTGTTCCCATGCTGGCCGCAAGACGGGTCGGAGTGGATCAGCCACTACGAATATCACGTCGAGGCGCGGCGCTACGTCGTGCCCGTCAAGGATGTGATCCATTTCCGCTACGGGGGCTTGGACCCGCGCAACCCGCGTTACGGGATGTCGCCCTTGAAGGCGGCGGCGGCGCGGTCGGTCTGCTCTCTCAACGAGGTTGACGGCTACACGGCGGCGCTGCTGCGCAACTTCGGCGTCCCCGGCGTGGTGATCGCGCCCAAGAGTGAGCACGGGTCGATCCAATCCGGCGACGCCGAAGTGTTGACGCGACAGTGGCGGCAGCGTACCAGCGGCGAGCATCGGGGCGACCCGTTCGTTTCCAGCGCCCCGATCGACGTCAAGCCGCTCAGTTTCAGCCCCGAGCAACTGTCGCTCAAGAGCCTCCCCGACCGGCTCGAAGATCAGATTTGCGCGTTAACGGGCGTGAATCCGATGGTCGCCGGGCTGACCAGCGGTGCCGCGCACAAGACCTACAACAACATGCAGGAGGCCCGCCGCGCGGTCTATGAGGACACCATCATCCCGATGCAGGCCGCCGTGGCCGAGTGCCTGGAATATTGCTTGTTGTCCGACCCCGGCATGGGCCGCCCGGAAATCGAGCGGATTCGATTCAGTTACGCGGGCATCCAGTCGCTCTCGGAGGATCAGGACCGGCTCGCGGCGCGGGCGGGGCTGCTGTTCGGCGGCGGCCTGATCACGCGCGGCCAGGCGCTGGAGATGATCGGCGTTGAGCCGACGCCCGAAGACGACGTGTATGTTTACGAGATCGAGGGGCTGTCGAAACCCAAACCGACGCAGCCGACGCCGGGTGGCGACCCGCTCAAGAGGATGGTGAATGGGCACGGCAACAGCAACGGCTTTGGTCAACCTCGCTTCGCTCTGCGTCAACCTGTTTTTGCTCCAGTCGGTCCTGAAGACGTCGAGGATCACAAAGGAGACGGCGGCGATCGCGAAGCGGATCGCGGAGAAGTCCGATCCGTGGGAGACAACGATTCAGGCGGACTGACGGAGGGTGAGCAACGCGACCCTTTCGCGGCCAAGGCGGAGCCGCCGCCGCCGCTCCTGCCCAGCGTTGATCCGCCCGACGACGAGCCCGAGAACACGTTCCGATTGCCCGGCGGCGAGCCGATCGTCAAACTGCTGCGCCGATTCGCCAAGGAACAACGCCGCTACGTGCTGGCGTGGCTCGACGGCGACCGGACCAAGGATTCCACGGCAACCCCGCTACCCGGCGACATGCCCGACCTGACGATCTTCAACGCCGACATGGCCGAGGCCATGACCCCGATCATCACCGCGTATTGGGACGCGGCGGGGCAAAAGACGACGGCGAGCCTGGGGCTCGACCCCGCGACGTGGCAAGTGACCGACCCTCATCTACGCGAGAAGATCGACAAGTTGCCGCTGGAGTTCGCCGCATCGACCAACGCCACAACCACACACAAGCTCAAGGACGCCTTGGACAAACTCAAGGATGAGCTCGTGCAGGGTCTCGTGACCGAGGGCGAGGCGGTCAACGTACTGCGGGGGCGGGTCCAGTCGATCTTCACCGAACTGTCGAACGAGCGGGCCGAACTGATCGCGCGGACCGAGGCGAGCCGCGCCGTCCATGCCGCCAGCGTCGAGAGCGCTCGGCAAAGCGGCGTGGTGGAAGGCAAAAAAATCATGTTGGCCTCGGACGCCTGTGAGGTGTGCGTGGCGATGGCCGACTCCGTTCCCGAACGCGGCGTGCCGCTCGACGGCTCCTTCGGCACGTTCGGCGACCACCCGACGTACAGCAATATCCAGTGGCCGCCAATTCATCCTCGGTGCAGATGTTCATGTGAGTTCGTGCTACTGAAGGAGTTCTCGGACGTCGTGGCGGAGAACCCGCCCGAGACGTTCGAGCCGGGACCGCTGGGACCGGAGCCGATTGCACCGACGGCTCTGAAGCCGGTCCCGAGTTCCGTCGAGCCGATTCTGCCTGGTCGTCCGATCGCGGAACGGATCGAGGCGTATACCGAGGGCGAGAACAAGCGGCAGGCCGTTATCGAGGCCCATCAGCGTTCCCGCGACCAGTGGCTTCAATTGGTAACTGAACGGTCTAATCTGGAAGTCCAGGCGATGGAAATCCTGAAAGACCAGGCTCGGATCATCTCTCAATACGCGGAGACATCCACGCCGGTCCCGGCTTCCGTGGCGGTTCAGGTTAGTCAACTACAAGACAAGATCGACGAGCGGCTCAGGAAAGCGGGTGCGATCGGGGAGCAAATAAAGGGTCTCGATGCTAAGCTGCGGGATGATGTCACAGCGGTCTTGCGTGTTCCTGAAGGCGCACGATTCCTGTCTTCCGACGTTCCGGCCGGCTACACAACCCATAGCGGGTTGATCACGCCGCTTTCGGAGACCACGGCTCGGCAGGTTTCCGAGGTCGAGCGATGGCTCAATCAGATCACGGCGCGGGGCGACCAATCGGAAATCAAAGTTCTGATCGGCGAACAGGAAGGAGTAAGGGCGCATTACAGTTATGTGAACAAACACATACAAATTAAAAAAGGCGAGGCCGCCAAAATTGTTGCTCATGAATACGGGCATGCGATCGACGATCAGCTTACAACTGGCGGTCAGTCGGTTTTGGCCCGAAGCCTGGAATTTCTCGAACACCGCGTCGGCAATGAACCTTTGGTTGACCTCAAGGCCAAGTTCGGCTATGGCGATGCGGGCGAAATGGGCCGCAAGGACCGATTCGATTCTGTGTTTGATGAATACGCCGCTTATTACGTAGGCAAGGATTACGGGAAGGCCGCCACGGAGATTGTCTCGATGGGGCTGGAATTGCTCTATAATGACCCGGTGAAATTCGCGAATAACGATCCAGAATATTTCCGGTTTATCTTGGGCGTCCTTGATGGGTCATTGCGATGAGTAGCGGCAACAACCCGATCGGGCATGTGCTTTATGGGGATGCGCCAATTCGCGCGGAATTGTTCGCCGATGGTTCGTGGCGTGTCCGGGTGGTCGATAAAGAATATCCCACGATGGCTAGCACGCTTGAGCAACTTTACCGCGATCATTATCAGGGGCCGAGTGACGGCCATTATGGAGAGAGAATCCTCGCCGATTTGGCGCGGCGCTGGTCTGGCGTCTCTGTCTTTTATGGAACGAGTCCGGCTGGCCCTGGAGAGATTCCCTGATGTTGATCCGACTGGAGCCACGATGAGCAGCGAGAGCGCCGGCGACTTCTACCGCAATCTCTTCCTGGCGACCGATCCCGACGTCGCCGCGCCGGCCGCGCGGTCCGCGCGCGAGCGTCTGGAGAGCGTCTACGGGTGCCGGGAGCAGCCCGAGCCGCCGCCGCTGACCGTCGCCGAGCTGAAGGCGATCGGGATTATCGCGGGCGTTCTCACGGAGCAGATCGACGGACATCCATTGCCGCAAGATCGCCCTTCCGACCAGTGACTTCATCCGACAGCCACGATACCCGATCGGCCTCGCAAGACGGCCCCGCCGAGGCTCCGCCCATGACGACGAATATCGAACATAAAACGCTGTCATTCGATCTCAAGGCGTCGGCCGACGGCGGCGAGTTCAGCGGCCTCGGCAGCGTGTTCCACAACGTGGACGCGCACGGCGAGATCGTCGCCCCCGGCGCGTTCGCGGCCGGGCTGCCGAAGTTCCTCGGCGACGGATTCATCGGCGGGCTGAACCACAATTGGGACGAGCCGATCGGCAAGCCCGTCGAGGCTTACGAGACCGACCGGGGCCTGTTCGTGCGCTGCGCGCTGGCCGAGACCGCGCACGGCAAGGACTGCCGCACGCTGCTCAAGGCGGGCGTGGTCCGCAAACTGTCGATCGGCTATCGCGTCACCAGCGACCAAACCCTGGACTCCAAGGCGTGCCGCGAATACTGGAAAGCCCACGACTACACGCCGAGCGAGTCGGACCTGAAGCGGTGCGGTGATCGCCCCGTCCGGCTGCTGACCGGCATCGAACTATTGGAGGTCTCGCCCGTCACGGTGCCCGCGAACGACCGCGCGGCGGTCGGCTCGGTGAAGCGCGACGCGACGGGCGAGCCGGACCCCGTTTCCCCGTCCCCAGCCCCCGACGGCGCGGATGCCGCTCCGTCGTTCGATTGTACCTCCCGACAGGTGGATGCCGCCGTGAGGGAGTTCGCCGCTCTCGCCCGCAAGATGTACGACCAGCGCCGCAAGGCGGGTCGAGTGCTCTCGTCAGCCAATCGCGGCCGGATCGCGGCGGCGGTTGCCAGCATGACCGAGTGCCTGACCGACCTGCAAGCGCTGCTCGACGCGACCGAGCCGGAGCCGCCCAAGTCGGCCGGGATCGCCCCGACCGACGAACTCGACCGGCTGATCCTGCTGGCGAGCCTCGACGAAGCGCTCGCCTGACGTATCCGCTTATAAGGGAGATATTAAATAATGCCTGCCATCGCCGATCTGTCCGCCGCGACACAGCGGCAGGTCGTCGCCCGAATCATGGAGATCAAGACTGAGCTTCAGTCGCTCCGTGACAAGGTGGCCGACCAGAGCGTCACGCCCAAGGAAGTCGAGCAAATCGACGCCCTCAAGGGCGAACTGACCCAACTCCGCAACCACAACGACACCGCCTTCGCTAAGGCTGGGTCCATCGGCGAAATCCTCAAGGACGCCGATGCCTATCTCAATCGGCCCGTGGGCCAGATGCCCCACGCCGGAAGCGGCGGCGGCGGTGAGGCCAAGCGCGACGACAAGGGCGTCGAGATCAAGGGCAACCGCATCGACGCGGGCGAGTCCGAGATCGACCGCCTGTTGCCGACCGGCGGCTTCAAGACGGCCGGCCACTTCTACAAGGCGATCCAGCTTCAGAGCGTGGGTCGCTATGAGGAGTGGGCCTACGAGGGCCTGAAGCGCTGGGATGACGTGCGCAAGAAGACCGCGATGACCACGCTCGAAGACCCGAGCGCGGGCGTACTGGTCCCCGAGGGCTTCACCGCGCAGATCGAAAAGCGCATGGACGTGACCGAGAACCTGATGCGGCGCGCCCGCGTGCTGCCGATCCAGGGTTCCTCGATGTCGTTCGTCCGCCGCCAGGACGCCAGCCGCGCCGACGGCTCCCGCCACGCGGGCGTCTCGGTCGCCTACGAAGGTGAAACGCACACCTACGACAAGACCAAGGCGAAGTACGAGAAGTACCGGATCGAGGCTGATAAGGTCGCGTGCCTGATCGAAGTCACGGAGGAGCTACTTGAGGATTCGCCCATGGCGATTGAGGCGGAGATCAGCGATCTCGCGTCCGACGCCATCGTGTTCAAGGTCTCGGACATGATGATCCGAGGCACCGGCGCGGGGACGCCGCTCGGCATCCTCAACTCGGGGCATACGGTCACGGTCACGCCGGAGACCGGCCAGACGGCGGGCACGCTGGAGGTGGACAACATCTTCAAGATGTGGATGCGTCTTGATCCGGCGTGCCGCGCCAACGCGATCTGGATGATCAACAACGACGTTTCGGCCGCCCTGGACGCGATGGCGTTCCCGGTCGGCACGGGCGGCGTTCCCGCCTACCTGCCGGCGGGCGGCCTGTCCACGACCGGCTACGCCAGCCTTAAGGGCCGCCCCGTCATCCCGATGGAGTATTGTGAGTCCCTGAACACCGTCGGCGACATCATCCTCGCCGACTGGTCGTATTACCAGGGCGTCACCAAGGGCGGTATCCGCTCGGATATGTCCATCCACGTCTATTTCGAGCGTGACGCCCGCTGCTTCCGGTTCGTGCATCGCTTCGGCGGCCAGCCCCGCTGGAACGTGCCGTTCACCCCCTACAAGGGCTCCACGACGACCTCCGCGTTCGTGGTCCTGGGCACAAGGAGCTAAACCATGGCCGCGACCGCAGGCAAGAGATTGGTTGACAATCTCAAGTTCGTTTGGGGCACCGCGCCCGCCAACTACACGGGCGCGGCGAGCGAGAGCGACATCGTGTCGTTCAAGCTCTACGGCCACTACACGGTCGTCATCCAGACCGGGGCGTGGGCGGGCGGCACCGCCGCCGTCACGCTCAAGCAGGGTACGTCGGTCTCCGCCGCGACGACGGCGCTGGCGTTCACCAAGATGTACACCAACGACGGCGCGACCAGCACGGACACGCTGACCGAGACCGCCGTGACCAGCAACACGTTCAACCTTGACACGGCGAACGCGCTGTACGTGATCGAGGTTGACGAGGACGACCTGGACGTCAACAACGGCTTCCACACGCTCAAGGTGGCCGTGGCATCGCCGGGCTCGAACAACGACCTTTACGGCGTCCTGCTCATCGGCTCCAAGCCGAAATTCAGCGGCGACGTGGCGACCATCCCCTCGGCGATCACCTGATCCGCCTCGTTTATTCACCACGTTTCATATCAACCATTTCATCCGGCACGCGCCGGGCCTCTCGCGGGGCTCGGCGCACGCCACTCGCATAAAGGGGCACGCCGATGGCCAATCGCGGCCGATACACGCGGCAAAACCTGTTCTTCTACGACGTCGCGCGCGGCGGCGTCTCCCCGTCGCAATCGCTCTGGTCGGACTGTCCGATGCTCCCGTGGCTCTGCGATCCGACCCTGATGCACGTCTATTTCAATGACTTTCATTCGGCGAACAAGGCGACCGAGGAATGGATTCTGACGCAGGCGGTCAGCGGAACGGCGGTCGCGGGCACGCTCGCGGGCGGCGTCTTCACGCTGGGCGCGGGCGCGACCACGAACCACCAGGGGCCGAACGTCCAGCTTGCGGGCGTCGATTTCGTGCCGGCGGCCGGCAAGGACATCTGGTTCGAGGCGCGAGTGAAGGTCAACGTACTGACGGGCCGCTACTTCGTCGGCCTGGCCGAGCTCGACACAACGATCATCGCGTCGGGCGCGATGACCACGGATAATCATATCGGATTCAGTTCGCTCGCTGGCGCTGGCGTCGTCAATCTCGATTCCGAGAAGGCGACGGCGGGACTCGCGACGACGGCCGTGCATACGTTCGTCGCCGACACGTATGTCAAGCTGGGCTTCAAGGTGTCGGGCGTCACGTCGATCCAGGCATACGTCAACGGCGTCGCCGTGGGCGACCCGAACCCGACGGCGAACGTGCCGATCGTGGGACTGACCCCGAGTCTCGTCGTGCATGCGACGGGTACGGGTACCCCGGCCATGGATATTGACTGGATTCGCGTGGCGCAACTCAGATAACGGACGCAAGGACCGTCATGGGCCGCCGACGCCCCGGTGTGAGCGGGGCTTCGGGGTTTCAACCGAGGAACGCATGATTATTGATTATCGCAACGACGAGGCGCATGCCCGCAATTACGACGTGATCGACGCCGCGACGGGCGAAAGCCTGAGCGGTCTGAAAATCTTCTACGCCGACGACGCGGCGGGGCTGATCGGCTGCTACAGGCAGGATGCCGACGGCGTGCTCGTGGTGAACCACGACGCCGGCGAGATCGAGCGGGAGTGGCACAACCGAGCCATCAGGATCGTACCGAAGGCGTCGGCGGCACCGGAAAAAGTCACGTTTACGGTCGAAACAGGCTACCTGCACGCTCGATACGACGAGACCGGCGCGAAGCGATTGGAGTTTCGCCCCTGGCACCGACCGGCAGTTGCGGAGACAGCGACGCCCGCCGCCGAGGCCAAGCCCGAGACGTGGCGCGACCGGCCGCCTCTACTCTGACCCGAGGCAACCATGCTGGACAAGAAACAATTGGGCGTGCGGACGAAGCACATCCCCGTGCTGCTGGACCCCGTTGACGTGGACCTGATGTCGGAGCCGGAGCCGGAACCGCCGCCGCCGCCACCGGCCAAGGTCTATCATACGTGCCCGAGTTGCGGCGCGCGGGGCACGCTCCGCGAGACCCGCAAGGGGCGCTGGCTCATTTCGTCCTGTACGTGCCACGCGCCGGGCGAGGGCTGGAAGGTCTGACCGATGGCTGACGCCGCCGACCTGATTACGCTGGCATACGCCCATGACGCGCTCCGCGCGGGCGGGGTCGTGCTCGATGCCGGGCAGGCATCGCAAGTGCCGGGCCTGATCACGGCCGCGTCGAAGACGATCGCGCGGGAGATCGACCGCGAGTTTGTCTCCCAAACGTATGACGAAATCCTGTTGCCGCTGCCGAGCGATGCGGCGGCCGGGGAACGGCCGCTCCTGCGGCTGACGGGCGCTCCGGTCCTGTCCGTCGCGAGCCTCCGCGTGGACCGCCGCGCGGTGCTGACGATCCGCAACACGGACGCCACGACGAACCAGCGGGCGAGCGTCGCCCTGACCTACACCGGCGACCCGGACAAGCCCTGGTCGCTGGTCGCCACCGGCGTCACGCTCTCGCGCACGGCGTCGGGCGTGGCGAGCGCGGCCTCGGTGACGTTCGCCGACAACCCGACGGTCGCCGCACTGGCCGACGCGATCAATGCTCTCGGCAACGGCTGGACGGCCAGCGCCGCGAGCGGGTACACGCTCCACCCCAGCGCCGATCTTACGGGAGCCTACGGCGCGCGGGGCGCGTTCGGTGGCGTCCATCTCGACCTGTTCGCCACCGACGTCGAGGATTACACGCTCGACCACCAGGGCGGCACGATCGAGCTTGGCCTGTCGTGCGTCGGCACCTGGGGCTACGACTGGCCGCGTCGCTACAACGAGGTCCGGGCCGTCTACACGGCGGGCTACGCCACGATCCCTGAGCCGATCCAGCAGGCGTGCGCCGAACTCGTCAAGGCGGGACTGGACCGGCTGACCAACGACGGCACGGTCCAATCGGAGAGCACCAAGGACTACAGCTACACGATGTGGGCGGAGGTCAAGAGCCTGCCCCGCTCCGTGCTCGACATGATCGAATCGTGGCGGCGGTGGACGCTCTGAGATGAGACGCCCCAGCGGTCGCATCCTCAACTCGCGGTGCGTGATCTACCGCTCGGAGCCGACGCAGGACAGCAACGGCGGCCTGGTGCCGGGCTGGGTCGAGGTCGGCCGCGCCGTGCCGTGCGCCCTGGCACCCGCCGAGCCGGAACGGGGCGGGAGCATGACCAAGGAGTTCGTCGGCAAGATCACGCAAAACACGCACTGGATGGTGATATTCGGCGAGGATCGCGGCATCCAGGGCGGCGACAAGATCGAAGTGACCGACGAACGCGGGGGCCTGCACACGCTGTTTGCCCACGGCGGCAACGCACCCGGTCATCGCGGCGCGATCTACCTTGTGACCGCATCGGAGCGGGTCTAGTGGCAAGTCATTGGTTTGTCCCAGCCTTCCATTTCCAACGCCGCCGCTGGCGCATCCGGTTGCGTCGCGTCGGGGGGATGGCGTTCCGCCGCGATACCGAACGATTCAAGGGCGAAGGGGATTACGACCGCTGCATGCACCGGCTCCGCGTGGGACCGCTTCTCATCGTGGCGATGGTTGACTGATGGCCGGTCGCGTCAACTGGTACGGCAAGGCGGTCAAGGCGCGGATCGACGCCGAGTTGTCGCGGCGGGTCAAGGCCGCGTCGATCGTCGTGCAAAATCACGCCAAGGGGCTGATCAGCAAGGGTGGGCTCGGGGGCAAGCACTCGCCGCCGGGCGATCCGCCGTTCGTCCAGACAGGCCGGTTGCGCGGCTCCGTGGCGCACGAGGTCGTGGGGCTGATCGGCCGCGTCGGAACCAACGTCATCTATGGGCGATTTCTGGAGTTCGGCACGCGCCGCATGGCCGCTCGGCCGTGGCTGCGCCGAGCGCTTGCCGAGATGCGGGCCGCGATCACGGCGATTCTGACGAAACGGATCAACTGATGCCTACCCTGACCGACGACGCCCTGAGTCGCAGGATCGCCCCCGCGATGCAGGCGGCATTGGATGCGCAGCGCGACGATATCCTGGCGCATGCGAATTGGTGGCAGCGGGCCGTGATTCGCGGCGTCTGGCCCCGCCTGATCGCCGCGATTCCCGAGCTTGCCGACGCCGCGATCGGAGCGATCCGCCGCTCATTCGGCCACATGACCTTGAACGACGTGCTCGACTGGCTGGGTAACACGCCCCACCCGCCGATCGGCTATCGCCGTGACGGACCTGCTAATTAGCAGGTCGTTAGCACTAAATTAGCGATCCGCCCATGCGTAACGCGACCGTGATCTTTGCGATTCTTTATCCGTTCGTTCCGCTCGTCTGGACGATCGCGGCGTTTTGGGTCTCGGGATATGAGGCCACGATCACGGCGGTCGTGAGGGACTACGCCGCGCGTTACCCGATGGCCGGAATCGCCGTCGCGGTCGTGTTCACATCGCTCTGCTGGCACTGGTTCGGTTGGCGGGGGGATTAGCGCCGGATGGTGGGTTGTGTTAAGGCGCGAGAATCGGGCCACCCTTGCCGCCTTCTATTATAGAGAACATGCGGGCTGATCCCGAGGATTGCTGCCCACTGTGAGGCCGTCCTGGTTTCACCATCCAGAGTCATAAAAACACTGTTTCTTCTGTTGGCAAGTTGTTCGTCAAGAGTAGCCCATTTGCAATTGCTCGGCGAATACGGGCCATTATTGTCGATGCGCTCAATTGAATGTTTCGGCGACGGGCGATTGCCCATGTCCGCCATAAAGTTCGCAAACCCGGTTCGGCCTCTCCAACGATCACAGACGGCAATCCCCCTGGAACCGTAATGTTTAAACATGTTATTGTTTGGATTGTAGCATCTTCCCATCATGGCCTTCCAAACGCCGTATTCCGGCAATGACCCCATTCCATGCGTTCGTCTGTATGTAGAGACCAATTCGGCCCGAAGGCAACCGCAGGAGCGGATTCGTCCGCCCACGAGGTCCCTTGTGCACACGCTCGTCGAATTGCCGCACTCGCATTGGCATAGCCACTTTCGCTCCCTGTTGCGAGTCCCATCGCGCCCGGCCACTTTCAGCCTAGCGAATGTTTTTCCTGTTAAGTCAGCCTGCTTCAAGCCTTCCGCTTTCATCGGGTTCTCCAGATAACGACTCAGGATTCCATCATTGTACCACATAGCCGATTTCACATGAACCATCTTGGCCGAATTACCCTGACCTCATGAAGTTCGCCCTCTCGCTGATCCTGTTCGCCTTCTTGCCGCCGCCTGCCGAGCCGGGCATGGTCCGCTCGATCGTCTCGTTCGGCGCGTCGGTTGACGCGGCCGACAACGCGCCCGCGATCCAGGCGGCGCACGACAGCTTCCGGGGTCGGACGGTCAACACGGCGACCGGCCCCGTGGGCGTCGTGCTGGTTCCGGCGGCGGCGAAGCCGTGGCGCGTCCGGCAAACCGTGTGGCTGGACTTGCCCAACGTCGAGTTGCGAGGCGAGGGCTGGGGCAGCCGGATCGAGATGGCACCCGCGTTGCGGCACGACGTCATCCGGCTGGGCTTGCGCCGCGCGGAGCCGATCGAGGGCGGCGCGCTGACCACGGAGCATCGACCCGACGCCTTCGGCAAGCTCGACGCGACCGCGTGTCCCAAGCCTGGCGTGCGCTACGGCGTCCGCACGCGCGGCGACAGTTGGCTCCAGTTCCACGCCGGGCCTCTCTCGGTCGGCGGCCAGGCAAGGGCGGGCGGGTACTACAGCGACCTCTGGGGCGAGACCGATCAACTGACGCTCGAATGCCTGATCGACGCCCCGGCGGGGACCCTGCCTCCGGGCGCGCCGATCATGGGCATGGGCGGCGCGTCGGGCTGGTGGCGGCCCCGGCCGCTCCTGGTCCGGTCCGGTCCCGAGCCGGACACGATCGAGGTCGTCTTCTGCCTGTCGGGCGACGACGCCTTGTCGCTGCATCTGCCCCACCGCCGCTTCACCGCGAGCATCAGGGATCGGGGCTGGCCGCTCCGCCTGTGCGTCCAGATCGACCTGCGGTCCGGGACCGTTGCGGCCTACGGCAACGGCGAGCAACTGCCGGTTACGCGATCCGTCAATCTCGACCCCGCCGAACTACAGGGCCGGACCTTCACGCCGAACGAGTTCGATCCGTTTTTGGTCGGTGCGGCGGGCATGCGGGGTCCGGTCGGCCGCGACGGCACGGGGATCGACCTGGCTCTCTACGGCCTGCGTCTGAGCCGGACCGCACGCTACCGCGTGGGTCAGCCGGGCGAGCCGCAAGAGCGACTGGACGGTCGGCCGCTCAACGACGTGGAAGCCTACTTCGGCAACGACGCGCACACGGTGGGCTTCCTGCCCCTGACCGAGCGGCCGGGCACGGATCGGACGGTTAGCGTCCGCGCGGGCCGGGCGGGATTCGATTGCCTCGCATCGGGGCTGTTCCTGTCGTGCGCCACGGCGGGCGGACTGTACGGCAGCGCGATTCGCGACGTGGCGATCGACGCGGGCAACGGCTACGGACAGGCTGTGTCGGTCGGCTCCGTGCTCAACGCCACGATCGAGCGGGTCCGGGCGCAGTACGGCTTCCACGGCGTCGGCTCGCTCAACTGGATGGCCTCGTACATGCTCGACGTGCGCGATTGCACGCTGCACGGCTATGACTCGCCGATTTACACGTTCATGGCGCTGGCGCGTGGCGACCGGCTTGATTTCCGGTCCAACGGCCGCGCGGCGATCCGCTCGGTCGGCAGTTCGGGGCGCTGGCGCGACATCTTCATCGCCCACGCAACGCCCGTGGCGCAGAGCTTTTTCCGGGGCCACAACGGCGCGAGCTACGGCGGCGAGCATCGCTTCGAGGACGTGCGGATCAACTTCGAGGACCGCCGCGAAACGCTGACGGATTCCGTTTTCTACGCCGAGACGCAAGCCTATTGCCGATCGACGCTGCTCGACGTGCGCGACGTGTTCCTCGATTTCCTTGGTCCCGAGTGCTGGCTGTTCGACCTTCAGGACGTAAGCGCCCAATCCGATGCGTTCCGGCCCGCGACCGTGAAGGCGGAGCACATCTTCACGCTCGACTCGCGGTACGCGGGCGAGGTCCGCACGACGGGTCCGCTTTGGCGGGGCTCGGTCGTCGGCGACTTCAAGCGGCGGCGGGTGGAGCACACCGGGCGCTGGGGCGAGACCGTCAACGTGACCGTCCGCGAGCCCGGCGGGCGCGAGCCGTCCCGGTACGAGCCATGAGCAAACCGACCCGCGAACAGATCGACGCCTACAGGCAATCGCTCCAGCGGTTCATTCCGCCCGACATGCCGCCGCTCGACGTCAACCTTTTCCGAGCCTGGGAGACCGCCTACATGGCCGCTCAACTTGTCCCGATCGGGGACACGATTCAGGAAGTGTTGACGCACATCGAGACCGAGGCCGAGGCGCTGGCGGCGGCTTCGGCGGCCCTGGAAGCGCTGGGCGCGGCGACCACGGCCCGTGAGGCCGCCGAGGCGCAGTTGACCGCCGACATGGCCAGCCCGACGATTGCCGGGTCCAACGTCTGGTTCAGCCACGCCGAGCGGGTCGGGGTCGTTCGCCCCGATCTCGGCGACCCGCGCGGCTACACGATCGAATACCCGCTCCCGCCGACCACGGAAGTCGAGCGGTCCCAGCCCCAGCTCGAGCCCCAGCCCGAGCCGTGAGACCGATCGAGGACCGCTACGCCGGTCCCGTCTGGCGCTGGGCGCGCGAGGACGTCATCCAGGCGGCGGCGCTGGGTCGGCTCCAGTCGCAGCGCGACGGCGAGCCGGAAACGGCCCGCAACGCCGCCGCGCGGCGGTCGATCCGTCGCACGGTCGCCGAGATCGCCTTGCCGCGCGGTTGCGTCGATCCCGGCGAAGACTTCGACATCCGGCAGGTTGACGAGTCGTTCCGCGTGCCCGCCCCGAGCGGCCGTGAAGTCGCCGCGATGACGCGCAAGCAGAAGATCAAGTTTTACCGCAACGGCATCATCACCGCCGCGTCGCGCGCCGGGGTCAACCAGCACATGCTCTCTGAAATCTTCGGGATCGCCCGCTCGCAGATCGCCGCGATTATCGCGGCATTCGAGGCCAAGTACGGATCAGAGGATTAGGCCGTACCCAGCACGCGGAGCGGCACGACGACAACGTTCAACCGCGTGCTGACCAGCGGCTTCAC